GAGTTTATGCAGGAGGAACTTTTTATTCTGCACTACAAAATAATAATGTCAAAGGATATGCTATTGATGATTTTGAAAAAGCATATGCTCCTTGGAGAGATGATATTGAATTTAAGGTACATGAAGATCCTAAAAAAGCATTTTTACATCCACCTTGGTGGCCAGATAAAAGATATGATTTTGAATTATTTGAAGGAAAAATTGTTGATGCAACTTTACCAGAAAAATGTAATGCTATATTCTATGACGCAGATCATGATCCTATCCAACAATATCAAAACTTAAATCATTTGTTACAGTTTTTTGATGATGAGTTTATACTTATGGTAGATGATGCTAACATGAAAGGTGTGGTAGAGTCAGTAGAAGACTTTGTTAAACATAAAAAATTAAAAATAATCTTTGAAAAAAAGATACTTACAGATGTTCCAGAAGATAAACATTCTTGGTGGAATGGTATATACATTTTGTTATTACAAAAATGATTGATATAATTGATAATTACTTACCAGAAAAAGATTTCTTTAATTTGTTTAATCATATGAAAGATTATTCATTTGATTGGCATCTAAGTAATATTGTTAGTGAGGACATTGCAGAAAGTGAAACTAGTAATTGGCAATTTTGTCATGTTTTTTATCGTATGCATGAGCATAAACGTACCTTTCCTTTGTTAATTCC